AGTTGCCCAGCAGGCCGCTCACCTTCTCGATCTGGGTGGCCAGGTCCGTGCCGGCCACGCTGGCCAGGTCCTGGAAGTAATCCACCGCCTTGTTGACCTTCTCGATCTCCATCGAATTCAGCGCGCGGCCGAGCTGGTCGGCGTTGCCCACCGCCAGCGCGATCGATGCGCTGAGCGCGGAGAAGACGTCGGACGCCTCGAAGTACCCATCCAGCTGGCCACCGAACCCGGCCGCCTTCACAGCCTCGGTGAACAGCCGGTCGGTCATGTCGCCCAGGTAGGCTTCCAGCTGCGACTTCGCCTCGGCCGAATCGGCCGACAGCTGCAGCTTGCCCAGCGATACCTTCACCCCGGCCAGCTGCCGCGACAGGTCGACGCCGAGTTGCTTGGCCAGGTCCGTCGTGGCGCCACGCACCTGGCGTGCGGCCATGTCGAACGTGCGATCAATGCCCGGGTCAAGCGAACCGTACTGCGTCCACTTCTTGTCGCTGCGGAACATGCCTCCCTTCGCCTTGATATCCGCGTAGGACTGGCCGTCGAACCCACCGAAGCCGTAACTGCCGGTGAGCCCCTGCCCCGTCACCTTGGGCGCGCTGCGGCCGAAAAGCTTGGCGTGGATGCTGGACCCGGACAGGATCGATGCCGTCTTGTCGTTGAAGCCCAGCCCACGGAACCCCTTGTCCGCCAAGCCCACCGCACCGCCGGTGGCGATCTTGCCGGCCCAGCTTTCGCCGTTGGCAATATCCCAGCCTTGGTCGAACAGCTCGGCGTTCTTCATCATGCCGGCGACGATCCAGCCAATGATCGGCACAGCCGCCGCAGCGGTCGAACCGGCCGCACCCGCGCCAGCTCCAGCGCTGGCACCACCGCCTGCGAAGCCGGCCACGTTGCTGCCGAATCCAGCCATCGAGCCGGCCGACGAGCCGATCCCAAAATATGCATTGGTGGCACCGGCGGCGCCCGCTCCTCCGCTGAACAGCCCCTGCCCCTTGGACAGAATCCCGGCGAGATTGCCAACGTTCTGCCCACCACCGGCCGAGCCGTTCCCGCCGAACAGCCCCATCAGGCTATCCATGCTGAAGCCGCCGCCCTGGCTGCCCCAGTTGCTTATGCCGTCCATGATCCGGGTTTGGATCGGGATCACCAGCTTCTGCTGCAGCAGCTCCCGGGCAAGGTCACGCAGCCCCTGCTTTGCGGTGTCCTTCAGGTCATCCCACAGTCCGTTGAAGTCACGCAGGCCACTGGCCACGAAGTCGGACATGGCGTCAGCGGCGTCATCCACGCCATGCAGCACGACGTTGGCCCAGGCCTCGACGTTGGCGGCCGCTTCTTCAACCTGAAGGGACAGGGCCGCCGCAGCATCGGCGGCGTCCAGCATCGACCGTTCGTACTGCTCGTAGCTGCCCGCACCCTTGGCCAGCGCCAGCGCTTCCTTGCTGCCGGCGGCCTCGACTGCCTTCTGCAGCTCTTCGCGCATGTCGCGCTCGTTCATCAGCTGCCGGCGGTACAGCTCGCGTGCGCGCCCGACCTTGCCGAGCATCACCAGCTCACCGTCCATGGCGGCAATCAGCGCCTCGGGAGCGCCCATCGCCTTCTCGACCTGAGTGGCAAGCTTGGCGTACTCCATGGCACCCTGGGCCATCAGTACATTGGCGTCGGCCTGGGCGACAGCACCCTTCTCCAATAGCTCGTTGTACTGAGCCATGTTGTTGAGATGCTTCGCCATGGCCTCAGCGAGCGGACCATTCATCGCGCCAGCAGCTTCCTCTGCCTGTTGCTGATAGCGCTTGATCGACTCAGCATCGGCTTTGCGATCCTTCGCGCCGGCACGTTCAGCTGCGGAGGCAGCCTTACGTGATTCAGTGAAGTTCTTCTGCGCGGCAGCCAGCTCGGTCTGCAGCCGGATGTACTGGGCGCCTTGCTCGATGTATTGCTTGACCTTGGGGTCGTCGCGCTTGGAGAAGTCGAGGCCACCGGCCTGCGCCTCCTTGAACCAATCGGCCACATCCAGCTTGGCGACGTCCGCCGCACCCTTGCCGACGCGCGCGAGCTGCCCTGGCAGCGATTGCATCGCCGAAGCGATGCGCTTGCCTGCTGCGCCGGCCGAATCGCCCAGCGCATTGAACGAACCCGACAGTGCGTCGGTTGCGCTCTTCGCCTGGGTACTACTCCCGGTAAATGCCTCGAGGATCGACCTCTTTCGGTCGACCTCCCGGCCAGCGGTAGCAGCCGCAGCCGTTTCTTCCGTCAGGCTCTTCGCGACGGCGGCAGCGGCCGGGGAGCCTTCAATCATGGCCCGCCAGGCAGCCTCAAGGCCGGTGGCGAATTCGTCCGCCGTGACTTTCCCTGCCTTGAATGCGGCATCGAGTCGTTCAGTTTCCTTGATGAAGGCCGACGCTTGGCTGACGTTGGAAAAGCTGGCAGCAGCTGCTGCCATTTGCCCGATCGAGCCGGTGATCGTCTTGTAGTTGGCGTCGATTTCCTTCTGCAGGCGCAGGATCTCGCCGGACTGCTGCTGACGGTTCAGCTCGCGGAACTTCGAGATGGCTGCGTCCGCTGCGCCACCGAAGTCGATCAGCGCGCTTGCGGCTGTATTGGTGTTGTCGCGGAACAGCAGCCAACCGGCCGCCGCGGTGGCCAACATGGTGATGATGCCGGCCGGGCCGCCCAGCATCGCCAGGGTTGATGCACCTGCTCGGGCCATCCAGCTCGCGTTCGCCGCTGTTGCCTGGGCCTGCGCCTGGGCGAGGAGCAACGTTGCTTGGCGATGTTCCAACGTGGCAGCCGCTGCTTTCGCGCTGACCGAGACACTGCCGCCGATGGTCGCGGATCGACGCACCTCGGCCTGCGTATCGAGCACCGCTGCGCGGGTGCGCAGCTCCAACTGCTGCGCGGCCGCGAGGTTCTGCGCAGCGGCAGCCTTATCTGCGGTGATTCCGGCATTGGCTGCGGCGACCCTCGCAAGCAGTGCCTTGGTCAACGGCCCCGCGGCGACGGCGGCGCCGGCGACGGCAACCATCTGCAAGTTGCTTCCGAGCACCGCGATACCCGCTGCGAGCGCCTGCGATGCACCGGTGGCCTCATCAGCGCGGCCAATCATGACTTGCAGGTTGTTGTTGAACAGGGTCGTGGCCTGGCCGACCGTTGCGCTCATCTTCCCGAAGGAATCGTCGACGGCGGCGGCCTGGCTTTGCAGCGCACCGATGACGTCCTTGGCAGTCAGCTTCCCTGCAGCCCCCAGTTCCCTGAGCTTGCCAATCGGTACGTTCAGGCCCTTCGCGATGGCCTGTGCAAGCGCCGGAGCCTGCTCCATCACGGAGTTCAGCTCTTCGCCTCGGAGGGTGCCAGAGGCAAAGGCTTGGCCGAGCTGCACCAAAGCAGCGTCGGCACCTGCCGCCGTGGTGCCGCTGATCACCATCGTTTTGCTGATGGTCTCGACGACTCGGGCGAGATCAGCGCCGGACAGCTTCAGCACCTCCTGGTTCATCGCGATTCGCTGGTAAAGTTCGGCCGTCGCTCCGAGCGGCTGCCGGGCCGCAGCGGCGATCCGGACAACCTCTGCCTGTGCGGCCGTGAACTCCGCTTGCCCCGCAGTCACGAGCCGAAGGCGGTTGTTCAGATTCGTCCACTCATCAGCCTTTCCGATTACAGCTTTTGCAGCCGTCAGCGCGGACGTGAGCCCGATAGCTTCGACAGCTACTCGGCGGAAGCCCTGAGCCACTTCATCAGCGCCGCGCCGCGCTGCATCCGACATAGACGCCTGGATGCTGGCCATATCACGTTGGACGACGCGCGCAGCCTTGCCGGAATCTCGCTCGAAGGCGCCCGTTTTCATCAGAAGATCGACGGTCAGGGTGTAAAGGCTCATGGCTTCTTCCAATAAAAAAGCCCGCACAGGGCGGGCTTTTGGGGCGTCTAAGAGTGGTGCTATTGGATTGGGACGTCCGCTCCGTTGATGGAAACGGACGTGACGATTCCCGCTGCATCGGTGACGCAAGACGCGGAGTCAGCCTCGCGGGGACGCTTGCTTCCGGCCACCACGAGACCCGAGCCTGCTGGCCACGAGAAATAGTGCTCGCCTGCCGTTCCCCAGTCCTTCGCATAAGGAACTTTGGTAGCAACAGGATCGCCCGACCCGGTCTGAATAGCTGACATGCAGTTCAGGAGTGCTTTCTCCGAACCGTCTTCTTTCGGCGCCGAGCAACCTGCCGCCACCAGCACTAGCGTTGATAGGATCAACTTTCCGTACGTCATAGAGACTCCCGAGATTTTCGGGGATCATGCCAGTTATGCCGGGATCTCCTCAAACTCCAAGGTGCTTCGGAAATACTGCCTGCTGATGTTCTCCACCGTAGGCAACTGGGTGGCATAGCCATACAGCGCAGTGCGCGCAGCCAGCACTGGGTCAAACGCCTTGGTCAGCATGTCCCGATACTGCGGCACCACACACCCGCGCCGGCGGCCCGCCAGCGCCGCGCCCAGCGTCTCCCAATCGGTCCCGGCCAAACCACCTTTCCGAGCCACCTCCGTGGGGCGTCCACTCAGCGTTGCGGTCAGCATTCTGTAGCTTGGGCCCGGCACCGTGTTGACCTGGCCACCCTTTGTTCGGTTGTGCAGGCTGCTGTCGATGCGTGCCACCGCCCAGCCGTCGGTGATTCCTACGTCCACCGCGCTGAAGACTGCTATCTCACCCACCTCCACGTTGGTCACGACGGTGGCGATGGTGACGGCCACGGCGCTGACCAGCGCATTGCCCGTGGGGAACAGCCAGGCGCACACGCTGCCGTCGGGTAGCCGAATGGTCGTCGCGCTGGCGCCGGCGGCCGTCACCAGTACTCCCGGCGGCACGTTCAGCCCCAGGACCGCGATGATGCCCGGCACAATGGCCTCGGCCAGGGTGATGTTGATGGCCAGCGCTCCGGTACGCGCGATGCGTGCCCGACGCGCCGGCCGGCCATCGAACAGCGCGGCGCCCCCATCATCGGTGAGCCAGGTGCCGCCGATCAGGGCGACCGACGCCGGTGGAATTCCATAACCAATCAGCACCGCATCACCCCCACACCGTCAGCACCACGTCCCCCGTGGCAGGGTTGCGCTCTACGCGCCGGACCAGCACCGGCTTGCCGTCGTGCAGGTCATATCGGTTGTAGGTCAGCCGGCCCACCTGCCCCGGCTGCGGCGCCAGGTCTTGGTCGCCGCGAACGCTGACGCGGTAGAAGAACCGCTGCGTGCGGTAGATCGACACGACGCGCTCTATTTCCGCCTGGGCATCCCCCGCATCCCAGAACAGGGAGATCACCGGGTCGGCCGAATCGGCCCTCCGGTAGTGCGGGTGCAGCGGCGCACCGCCGTACACCTGAGCACGGAACAGCCCGGACAGCTCGTCGCGGCGCGCCTGCGGCACGTCCACCACGTCGGTGACCATATCCGATGCGGCCAGCGCCTGCGCGTTGGGCCGGTAGGCCATGCGGCGCGTCAGGTTCGGGGCATCGTCGGGGACAGCCAGAAGATCCTCAGCCAGGTCGTCCCCGCTCAGGTTGAACGCGGGCGGGCCGTCGAACGTCTCAGGCGCGACGACGCGGGCGAACCGCAGGACCCCGTTCGGGTCCTGGTAGCACCCCACGCCATAGCTGGGCAGCATGGCGTTCATGGCGTCGCGCCCGGTCACCGCGTTACCGGCGTAGTAGCCGATGCCGGCATAGCCTGTGGCCGCGTCAATGGCCGAGCAATCGGCCGCCGACCATGCGGCCTTGCCCAGGCGCCCCATCAGGTCCGCCATCGCCTGCCGCAGCTTGGCGGGCTGCTGGCCGGGCCCGACGCTCGACACATCGGCCACCACCGGAGTGACCGGCGGCGACTTCATCAGCAACTGCTGGCCGTCGGGCGACACCGTGAACGTGCCGGGCTCCATCAGGTCGGCACGGTCCATGACGGCATCTGCGTAGATAGGGCCGTCGGCTACGAACATGGCCGTCGCATCCGAATTGGCGCCCATGGCCGGCACACTCGCCACTGCGCCGATCACCGCCGGCTGCGGCTTCCACGCCAGCGCGGGGATGTTGGGAAGGAACACGCCGCGGTTGATGGTCGCATCCAGGTCGTCGTGGGCGTCCCGGAAATGGAAGGTCTTGCTGCCGTCGTCGTTGATCTCGATCCGGTCCACCGTGAACCGGAACACGTCGGCAGCATCGGCCAGCATCCCGCCCAGCGCGCCGGCGCGGATCTGCACCGGCAGCCCGGCGCCGCCGCTGAGCGCCAGGTCGTCCAGCAACCCATCGGCATCCAGCACGACGCATTCGGCCGCGCTGGTTTGGCTCACAGGGTCACCGCCCCAGGGCCAGAAGTTGATCTCGCTGATAAGGCTCAAGCCATCGGCGAGCAACCCCTCGTAGCGGGCGTTCGCCGGGCTGTCACCGGGCGCGGTGAGCCAGTCCATATCAGCCAAGCGAGTGATGCCCGACGCGGCGCCAGGAAGCCGCCAGCACGCTTCTGCGGCGGCGCTGCGCGCTGCCCACTGGCCGGCGTTCACCGCCATGCACAGCCCACCTGCCTTGGTGGCGGAGAGCGTCCCGGCGAAGTGCAGTGGACCACCCAGGTTGATCTCGCGCTGGTGCACCTGCGTGCCGTTGAGGTACAGCTGCAGCACGGTGGGGCTGCCAAAGGTCAGGCGCAGTCCCACCATGTCACCGTGCTTCGCCGAGGGCAGCCCGCTGGCGACCGCGCCGTTGCCCTGCAGCACCCGCCCGGTGGCCAGCTCCCAGCCGATGCCCGCAGCGCTGGCCCCGGGGTGTGCCTCCAGCGGCGCGGCCGGCGAGACCACGCCGACCATAGCAGCCATTACGTCGTCACCCCAGACAGCGAATTCAACGCCGGCGGTGCCAGTGCTTAGCGCGAAGTCCGAGCGTGCCATGCGGCTCAGGTCGGCAGCCGCGGTGGTGGCCAGCGTCAGCCCGCCATCGCGCGCAGCCAGTAACGGGCCGATGGGTTGCGCCGCAAAGCGCCCGAAAGTGTCAGCCATGGGTCATCCCAAATTGTCGAACCAGTCTTGGGCCTCGTCCTCATCCGACCGGGGCACCAACACATCCATGAATTGCTGCATGCCGCGCTTGGTGCCGGCTTGGCTGTGCGCGGCGGTGGTGAAGGCAACGAAGGCGGCCGGCTTGATGTGCAGACTTACCGGATCGATGGGGTTCCGTTTGTGGAACTCCCACCATTCCAGATACTCACGGCGCGACATGGTCGCCCGAAGCTCGGACACCGTGCGGTGCAGGTGACCGGCCAGGACGTGCCAGAACCAGACCTCGCCGCGCTGCCTTAGACGTTTCCCGCCTCGGCCTGGGCTTCCTTGGCCTCGCCACCAAACCCGGAGTGCTTCAGCGCCACCTGCTGCAGTTCGGCCGCGAACAGCGGCTTGAGTTGGGCGGCCTGCGCTACGGTCAGCACGGGCTTACCGTTTTCGTCGCAGATGGTGGCGGCGATCAGCCTCGCGCGGTCGTTCTCCTGGTACAGCTTGCGGAACTCCACATCGGGAAGTTCCCGCACGTGGAACTGCGCCTTGTCGCCATTCGGGAGGGTGACGGTATCAGCGTGCACGTCCTTGGACGCAAACATGCCCAGGCTGGTGAAAGCCTGCAGCACGGTCTGCGCGGGAGCGAGGGTTTCGAGCGGGAGGGTTTCGTTGGTCTTGCTCATTGGCCGTTTCCTAAGATGGTGGCTGGGCGTGCGGGCCGCGCACGGCTAACACGCGGGGATTCCCGCACGCCTGGCCGAAGGTAGACGGCCCGCCGAAGCGGGCCGAAAAGCGCCGTTGTGCCGATCAGGGCGCCGGGCGGTGGGTCGTGACAGCACCGGAGCCGCGGATGGTCATCGTTCCCTTCCAGACGTCGTTGTCGGCGACCTGGACCGCGAAGTTCTGCACGAACCCGTTGAACTGCTTGCACAGCACGGTGGTGGGCGGGGTGATGACGCCATCAACGGCGATGGGCTTCGGCACGCCGGCCACTTCGGACAACGGTGCAGTCACCAGGAAGTTCACGACTTCGCCAGTTTCGTGCAGGCGCTCCAAGGCCTCGGAGTCGATCGAGTCGTAGATCACTTCGATGGTGGTGCTGCCGGTGGCCTTGCGGCCGGCCACGAACTGGTCCCAGTCGTCGTCGAAGTCGGAGATATCGATCTCCGAGGCCTGGCCATCCGGGAAGCCAACGGAGCGAACGCGGGTCACCTTGATGACTTCGGCGTCGCCGATGGCGATGAAAAGTTGGGTGTGTTTGGACTTGAGCACCTGGCCCATTGCGCTGTACCTCTTGGAGTGAAGCCCGGTCGCCGGGCACAAAAAAGCCGGCTGTTGCCGGCGGTTGGGGTTGCTGTGGTGGTCGGCTACCGGATCGCCAGCAGCCGCACGTCGAAGGAAATGCCGAAGGAGCCGGTATCGTCGTCATCCGGCGTTGGGTTGTAGGACTCGATGCTGCCCCTACGCTCAAGCTCGTCGCGGATTGCCACGGCGGCGGCATTGGCCTGGGAAGCCCCTTTGCCCCACACCGTTATCCGGACCCGCCAGCCGTCTCCAGGCGGCGGCTCTGAAAGGAGCGCGACCGGGGAGCCCCCGACCACGGTCCACGTTGCGTACGGCAGGCCTGAGCCGGCCGGCGCCACGCTCGGCCACAGACGGATGGGATCACCAAGTTGCGCGCGCACCGCGGCGCTGCCCTGCAGGATCGACTGAACCAGTGGAACCATCATCTCCAGCCCCTTGCCTTCATCAATTTGTCGATCGCCGCCGTGGTTTCGTCGATGATGACTTGCGCGGCCTGGCCGCCCTTCGCTTCGCCTGCCGGCGTCAGGAACGGCTTTGCCGCCATCTTCTTCGTGCCGAACTCAAGGAAGCGCCAGTAGTGGGCCCAGCCGCTTTGTTCGTAGGCTTTGCCAGCCCGCCCGGCCCGTCTGTTTCGCTTGGTGTTGGCATATTTCACCCGTTTGCCGGTGCGTACCCCCACGGTGAAATACTCGCCACCATGGCCGACGCCGGCTTTCCGGCGATCCTTGGCGCTGGCGCGTCGGACCACGATTTGCTTGGCCAGGAAGCCCGTATCTCTCGCGACCCGCGCGCGCGCGTCATCCCGGATGATGTTGCCGCCCTTCCGCATGCCGGCTTGCACGGCCTTCCCTTGCATCTGCTTGGGTAGCTCCCGTAGCGAGGCGAGCAGCCCATCCAGGCCACGAATTTGCAGGGTCTCAGCCATCGTTCAAACCCGATACGGCCAGGACGGCAGTTTCACCTCTATCATTGCTGGTGCCGGCGCTCTTGATGTCGTAGATGGTGCCACCTTCCACGATTCGCCAATTTGGATCCACCTTTCGCGCCAACAGGTCGAAGCGAACCTGCTCCCGATATCTGTCCGCGCCAGCAGCCACCGCTTCGGCCGTAGCGCTCAGCTGGTTGGTCTTCTTGGCCCACACCTCAACGACCAGTTCCCAACGGACAGCAGAATCGCCGCCGAGGGGATCCCGTTCGATCACCGGCCGCTCGAACCGGATTTTGTGGCGTCGCTCGCCTGCATGGGTGGCCATCAGAATCTCTTCCTGTACCAGAGCAGCCGCGACACACCCAAGGCGATTTCGGTGCTCAGCTCGCCGGCGGCTCCGCGGTTCTCGGCCCAATGGCCAACCATTAAGAGGACCGCCTGGCGAACGTCGGCAGTGAAGGCCATCTGGTCGTCCGACGTGGGATCGCCCTCGACCAATGTGCGGTCGCAATGCATCTGCACGTGTATCACTGCCGCGTCGACATAGGACTGCAACAGAAGGTCGCTGACCTCATCGACGATGCGGCACTGCTCCCGCACCAGGGCAAGATCGAGGGCGACGTCCATTAATCCACCTTCGCGCCCTGAGCGCTCTTCAGAGCCTCGGCCAGCTTGGCGACACCCCAGCGACGGTCGAAGACGACACCTGCGGCTTCCAGCTCGGCAACCAGCGCAGTCTTCTCAGCGTCAGAACCCAGCTCGGCCGCTGCGGTGGGCGCCGCTTCCGCCGGCGCGGTCGATGCTGCGTCGACAGACGCTGCCTCGCCAGAGACAGGAGCCGCCTCGGCTCCACCTTCCTCGGCACCGCCAGTCGACGGCCCAACCACCTTGATATCGGCCGGCGCTGGCTGGAGCGTGACGACGGGGCCGGGCTGGCTCGGGGAAGGTGCAGCGGCGGGTTTCGTGGAGGCGGGTGCCGAACCATCGAACTGCTGCACCAGGCCTTTCCCGATCAGGGTGTATGCGTATTCGTCTTCGACGTTCTCGAATACCTGGCCGGCGCGCGTGGGCGAACGCGAGTCGCCGTTCGTGTCGGGGCCCAGCTTCTCCACGTCGCCGCAGAAGCCCCAAAGGACTTTGATCTTCATCTGTATGACTCTCCGGAAGGTGGTGCAGCCGCATCAGCGGCCGTCACCACGGGATGGCAGTTGGATCAGGCGGCCGGCTTGAAGCGGCCCTTGACGAACGCCTCGCGGCGACGCTTGGCCAGGCCCAGGCGCTCTTCGACCAGCAACACGCGCTGGTTCTTCACGAAGTCGTCGTTGATCATGCCGACCTTGAACAGGAAGTTCATGCGGTCATAGATCGTCGCGCCGCGCTGGAAGTTGGCCACCAGGAACTCGCCACCGGTGGTGGTGCCGTCACCTTCGTCCATGCTGTCCGAGGCAACCACCGGCCGGCCCCACAGGATCGGGGTAACGAAGCCCTGCAGGTTGGCAAACAGATAGCGGTTCTGGCTGTCCTTCTCCAGCTCGATGTTCATCCAGTCCAGCTCGGTCATCACCGTCGCGTCGGCCGACAGCTTGGACTGCTTGCGAACCTGGTAGATGGCGCGCCGCACGGTGTCGATGGCGGTATCGCTTGCCTTGGACAGGTCATCATCGAAGACGAAGGCGTCCGTCATCAGGCCCGGCAGGTTGTTGCCCAGGCCGTCACCCTTCAGGATCTGCGCTTCCTCTTCCAGCTTGAGGTCGTAGCGCAGCAGCTGCTGCAGGTAGCCGTACATCTGCGGCACGTCGTCCAGGGTTTCGTCGGTCACCGGAATCCAGACGGCCAGCTTCTTGACCAGGTCGGTCTTCTGCTCGAACGTGACGTTGCTCTGCGGCTTGGCACCGCCCTCGGCCACCGGACCCGCACCGCGGGTGTGCAGCAGCTCGCGGAAGTAGGTGTAGCTCTGGCCGGTGACAGAGATCGACGGGATCAGGTCGCGGATACGCAGTTCCTGGCGCATGCCCGGCTGAATGGTCGGGTCGAAGTTGGGCACGACGATGCCGGCGCTGGTGACGGCCTTGGTTTCCATCGCGGCCAGCTCTTCCTTCTTGACTTCGATCTCGGCCGAGCCCTTCTCGCGGCTCAGCAGAGACTTGTACTCGCCATTGTCCTTGATGAAGTCGATGAAACCCTTCTTCTGGCCCGGCTGGTTGCCCAGCGCAACGCCCTTCTCTTCCAGCTTGAGCACCTTGTCCACCACCTTCTGGATCTCGTCGGTGGCGGTCTGGATCTGGCTCTTGAGTTCGTTGGTGACCTTGTTGCCCTTCTCGATCTCGGTGGAGGCGCTGTCGTACTTCTTCTGCAGGCCGGCGAAGCCTTCCTTCAGCTGCTTTTCCAGGCCTTCGCGGATATCGGTGATGTTGTCGCTCATGCGTGCAGTCCCTCAAAAATGGATTGGATAGATGTGCCGAGGTGCTTCAGCTCTTTCACGGTCTCCGTGTCCGCCATGCCACCGTCTCGGTGGATCGCAGGAAAGCCGAGCGAGGCGACGGCAGCCGCCTCCTTTTGAGACAGGCCCATGCGCTCGCGCAGGGCACATTCGAAAGCGCGCAGGTCCGACTTCACACTGAGAACCTGCGCCTCCGGGTTCATGCCGAAGGGGACGATCGACGCCTCCCACAGTTCGGCGCGCTTGATGACGCGGACGCGGCGCCCGTCGCGGGTCTCCATCGCGTCCTCGATGGGGTTGTAGCCAACCGACATCTCATCGAGCGTGCCGGCCTTCATCAGCTCGTAGGCGTCCTTGGCGTAGCTGACGTTGAGGTTGACCTTGCCCTTGAGCAGCAGCCCGTTACCGTCCTGTTTGAACGCGGCGTCGCCGATCAGCCGCGTCAGGTTGTGGTACAGCGCCAGTCGCAACCGACCGGTGCGGGTGGTCTTCACTGTGGTGAAGGCCCCGGGGACGATTACGTCGCCGCCCAGGTCGATGTTGTCGAATACCGAGGCGTATCCCTCAAAGTTGCCCGAATCGTCAGCGGACTTGACCTCTAAGGGGCAGGCGAAGGTGTTAAGCATTTGCCGGATCTCCCGTGCTGTTGTCGTCCCCGATCGAGTCGGGCTTGTTGCTCGTCCATCGGGTGACCTGGTTGTATTGGTCACCGTCCAACACGGGCAGGTTTTCCTTCACCCGAACCTCGTTGATGGTCATCCAGCCGGAGCCGCCGGAGCCGCCCAGTGCGGTCTTGAAGTAGTTGCCTCGCGCGGTGCTGTCGGCCCGCAGCAGCCCTTCCACCACTGCCTCGACGAACATGATGCTTTCGCCAAAGAGCTTGTCGTTGAGCTCGCTCTCGATGGCGTCCAGGTAGGGCTTCAGGCCGAAGGTCACAAACCCACTGGTCTGCTGCTCAAGGTTCGACCCAAGCACGGACGTGGAGCGCGCCCGATTCGTGAGGTACAGCGGGACGCCCCAGATTCCGGCCAGCGCCTCTTCCTGGAACTGCTGCGACTCGATGAACTGGCTGTCTTTCTGCGTCATGCCGGCCGGCGTGATCGTCGGCCCGCCCTGCAGGATCGCCATCTTTCCCAGGTCGTCTACGTCGCCTTGGCGAATGTCTGGCAGCTTGGCCTTGATCTGAGCCTGTTGCTCCTTGGTCAGGAAGCCCGGATAGATGATGTAGCCACCGGTGAAGCCACCTTTCCGCATGAAGCGTGCAGACCAATCCTGCGCCGCGCGCGCGAGGCCGATCGATTCGGCCTGGTACTCGATCGGCGACAGCCCCACGATGCCGTCGGTGCTGAACAGCTTGAAGTGCAGCATGTTGACCGGGGACACCGGCGCTTCTTTTCCGCCGATGTTCGCCCAGTAGAGCAAACCGTCGTCGGTATCGATGCGGATGTTGTCGGCCGAGACAGGAATCAACCCGATCCACTCGCCGTCGTCGCTGCGCTGGATGATGGCGAAGGCGTTGCCGCGCAGCCCCATGTTCACGACGATGGCTTTGATCAAGTCCAGCCATTTGACGTAGGGGTTGGGCTTGGCCAACAGCCGCAATAGCCGACGCCGTTGCGGGCTACTGCCCTTTACCAGGGAACGGACGCCGCCCACATCCTCGTAGAGCTTCCAAGGCAGGCCGGAGGCAGACTCGCTGAGCACTTTTAAGCACGCCCACACGATGCTCACGGTCAGCGCTGACTTGGAGGTCACGCGGACACCGGCCTTGGTGCCTTTTCCGCCTACCGAAAGGTCGACCTCCACGTAGTCACCCGTCGCGGGGTCGTTGTAGCCGAAGAACCGCCAGCTCATCGGCTTGTACCAGCGAAAATTTGTCATCCGATCAGTCCAAAGAAGCCGTTTTCGAGGTAGTCATCAATGCCGCCGGCTTCGGCCGGCATGGCCTGCGCAGCACCGAAGGCCATGCAAAGGGCCACCGCGGCGTCGATCTTGTTCACCGAACGCGCCTTGGATAGCCAGCGGTTCTCCCATTTGTCCGACTCGATGACGGCCGACATGATTGCGGACACCAGCACGGGGTTTCCCTTGAGCCGAAGCCGACCCTCAAGCAGCGCTTCCTCGAAGAGCCGCAGCGAGCCCGGCATCCACATGCCCTCAGGCGGTGGTAGCCCTTGGTCCTCCGCTGCCTTCACGGCCACTTCCAACGGCCTGCCCTTCTTCGTGCCGCCCTGGGGGTGCTCGGCAAATGGCAGCGACAACCCAAGTTCGAGCACCTCGTCTTCGAACTTGCGGAACGCATATCGGTCGTAGGCAATCAGCTCGACCAGGTAATCCCGGTCGTACTCGGCCAAGGTCTGAGCGACATGGCGGAAGCTGATCGTCTGTCCCTGCGGTGCATGCAGATGCCCGCCATTGATCCATGTCCGGTACGGCAGCTTGTCGCGCAGCTCGCGCGCCGCGACGGTGTCGCCCGGGGTCCACGCTTCCACCCACCCGTCGTAGGTGGGCTTGCTGATCATCTGCGTCTGTCCGTCCACCACCACCGACACCTCGACACTGCCGGTTTCCACCACCGCCCCAAGGGCCGTGATATCGCGGCTTTGCGAGAGGTCGAGCCCCAGATAGACCTTTGATCCGTGATGCTGCGCAGGGTCGAAGTCGGCGAGCGCCGGCTCAAGAGTTGATCGGGTCATCCACGCCGTCTCCGCGTCGGTCCAGATGCAGAAATGAAGGCGAAGAATCCCGTTCAAGGAACCCGGAATCGCCTTCGCCTGTTTGACCAGGTCCGAGAGGTACTGCTCTGTGATGGTGACGCCGAGCAGAGGGTTGGCCTTTGCCCAGCACGTCGGGTCTTCCAGCGGATCGTCGCCGTCGTCCAGCGCGCACACGTAGCTGAAGGTTCGGTCGTCAATCGGGTCGCCCACGAAAGTCGGGTCATTCACCGCGGCAGTGTGGCCCGCCGCGACCTTGACCGCGTGTTCGTGCTCTTCCCAGCACACCGAAGTGCGATCGCTACCGGAGTTGGTGATCATGAAAAGCAGCGGCTCGCGGCGGAATTTGAAGCCGCGCTCAAGCATTTCGATGATCTTGCGGTCGGGCAGCTCGTGGACCTCGTCCACCAGGACAAAGAAAGGCCGCGGACCCGAACCCGTCTTGCCGGTGTCGCGCGATACAGGCCGGAAGAAGCTCTGGCTGGCCTGGTGGGCCATGTTGTACTCACGCCCCTCGCCGCCGGCGAACTCCACGCGCTTGGCCAGAGCCGGTGATTGCTTGACCATCTTCACGGCGTCGGCGAAGAGGATCCCTGCCTGGTCCTTCTTGGCAGCGGCAGAGTAAATCTGCGCGCCAGCCTCGCCGGCGGCCGTCATCCCCAACAGCCCGAGGCCGCCAGCGAGCGGGCTTTTCCCGTTGCCCTTCCCTTGCTCGATGTACGCCCGGCGGAAGCGACGGAACCCGTCAGGTCCCTTCCAACCGAACAGGGATCCGACGATGAAAGCCTGAGAGGGATGCAGCTCGAACTTGCGGCCCTCGAATTGGCCCTCGGAAAGCCGCAGGATCCGTTCGAAGAAGCCGAATGCGAACTCTGCCGCCTCTAGATCGAAGCGGAGCCCCCTCTCGGGTCCCTGCATCAGGTCCTGAAGGTGGCGCCTGCAGGCGTTACGGACGTGCGGCCCGGCCACAATGCGGCCGGCGAGCACGTCCAAGGCGTAGGCCTTAGTGCGATCGACCGGCGCCGGCGCCCCCGAAGAACTCGTCGTCGGGGTCGTCTTCGTCTGTGCCATGCGAAACCTTTGACTCATCCACCGGTGTGGCGCCCAGCTTCGAGAGGATCGAGCTGAGCGCTTGGGTTGCAGACACACCGAAGTCAGCCTCGGGGTCATCCATCTTGGCCGTCCAGAAGCACGCCAGCCTGAGCAGGACGCGGTGCGAGGCGTTGAGCCAGGGCATCTCCCGCTCGAACTCCGCCCAGGCCCGCTTCTGCGCCGCGGTCATTGTTTTGTACGGCTCACCCAGCACCCGCGTGCCCTTCGGCTTCTTCCTGCCGGCATGGCGCCCCGGATTCTTGACGGCCGCACCGCCGGTCGCGGCTTTTGCGACGGGCAATCGGGGCCTGGCCATGAAAAACCTCTGAAAATCTGCGCTTTTTCGGCAGGTCGGGCACCCCTCTCAGGGTCGTCCCGCGAATTGTGGATACGGAAAGAACAGGGGACGCACGGTCTAGGCGGCCGCAATCCGCATAAATTCACCCCCCCTACCTGAATGGGCGACTTTCGTTCAGGCTCCTGTGGATAAGTGCATCGGTCGGCGTTTCCGCCCAGACCTCACGACCCGATGGGCCATCCGTCGTTGTCACACCCGCGTATGTGCACCCCACCCCGCTCCAAGCGCACCTGGTCGGTGTTGTGGCAGTTGGCGCACTGGCTGTCGAAGGGTCCGTTCCAGAACATCTCCTCCGTCTCGCCGGCAGGGTGACCGTTGGTGTGGTTGCACACCGTGGCCACAGTCGCGTGCCCTCTAGCGCTGCACTTGCTGCACAGCGGCTCACGGTCCAGTTGCGCCTTGCGCGTGCGCTGCCATCGGGCTGTGCCGTACAGGTGAGCGAAGGCGCTGCCGCCGGCCTGGCGCGTGCGCCGCGAGTACCTCGTATGGGTGGCCCTCATCAGTACAGGTTCCCGTCCATGTCGGTACGCGGTGCCTCTGACGGTCCGTCAGGCTTTTCAAGCGGTGTGCCTAGGTCTTCGCCTAGCAGCAAAGCCACGGCCTGCACCAGCAAGCCAATGTGCTCATGCTGAGTCTTAATCACTGCCACAAGCTCAACGACTGCAGCTCGCGTTTCGATGTTCGAAGCCAGCAGCGACTCAGTCGTGGTCAGCAGGTTCTGGATACGTTCGTCCATCTCGATTCCTTGGCGACCTGGTCGCCACTCGCCGTGATGCTTCGGCCGGGGAAAACCCCGGCCGAAGGCTTCGATCAGTTGGTCAGGATGATCAGCTGGAACTTGGCGTTCACGCCCCAGCTTCCGCCCGAGCTCTGGGCACCGAAGCCCAGGCTGAAGCTGCTGCCACCGCCGAAGCTGGAACCACCCGAGAAGTTGATTCCCATCCCGCCACCGAACTGCTGGGAGACGCTGCCGCTCCAGCCGCCACCGAAGTCGAGGGAGGCACCGACGCTGGACGGCGAGATGTCGAAGGTAGCGTCCTTGAACTTGACGCGACCCGAGCCGGACAGGTTGCCGTTGCTGTCGAAGGTGCCGGTCAGCGAAGCCTGGTCGTTGCCGACGACGTAGCCCACCGTGCCGGTGACGTGCTCGTTCTTGTACGAGAGGTTGAGGAACGAGTCGTTGCCGCTCACCTTCACGTTGGCCGAGCCCGACTTCACCTGGCCGGACAGGCCAGCGCCATCGATGTTGCCCGAGAAGTTGACGCCGACGGGGCGGCCGTTCTCGTTGATGACGCTGCCGCGAACGTCCCAATCGGAGTTGTCCATCGGTTCGTCGATGGTGGGATGGCCGCTGCGGGCCAGCTGGTTCTTCACTTCGTTTTCGGTCTTGCTCATTGTTGGTGTTGCTCCTTACTTGTGGTGCCGGTACGGCGTGGGTCCCCGATCCGGCCATCGGGCCAGACCACGGAAAAGCAGAAGGGCCGCTCGTGGCGGCCCTTCGATATCTGGACGTCTACTGCGAACACGCTGTTGGTGGCCGGTGTCGTGTCCGCTGGCTGATGCGGTGCGCTCCGCTACTCTCAGAACTCCTCAACGGCCCAGCCGCCACCATCCCTCCTGGGCTTCACACGAACGGCGACAAAGCGGAACGGGTACTGGTCGGCGGCAACCTTGATCTTGGCTCTGGCGTCGTCCATCCACTTCCCCTTGACCTCGTGCATCTCCAACACGCCATCGGCGGCTAGCACGGCGAAGTCAGGGGTGTAGAACGTGCTGTCGGCCAAGCGCAGCTTGATGCCTTCGAAGCGGAACCACAGGACTTTGCCGGTGTGGTGCAGCTCCTGCAGGACATCCGCATAGGCCTTCTCGGTCTTGTTCATCTGGCCGGGCTTGAGCCGACCCAGCGCCAGCAGCGCCTTGCCATTGCGGCCCCTTGGCATCAGCGCCGCGGACGCTGGGGCCGGGCGGGCTTGCGCTTGCCGGCCTTGACGATCTTGGAGGGTGCCGGCGTGCGTTGCCTCAGCAGGCTTAGCTGACCCTCCATCTCGGCCACGCGGGTTTCCAATGCGGTGATGACGTTGCCTGCGGCGCGGTCGACCTGGGCGATTCGCTCATTGAGAGCAGGCAACACATGACCCGTGGTGGTGGCGATCGAATTTTCCGCAGCGAGTACGCGCGCCTCCAGATCAAGCAGCCTTGCAGCACGCGACGGCCACAACGTCATGCCCAGCAGGTTGATGGTTCGGGCCATGATGATCTCCGCAATTCAGGGGCGCTTGGCGCCGTTGATGGCCGTTTCCACGGCCTGATATCGGTCTACGGCTTCGTCGCGCTCGGACTGGGCAAGTTCGCAGGCTCGTACAATTCCCGCCGCACTGACCCGGCGTAATCGGTTTTCTTCAGCAGCTGCTGCGGCAGCGGCGGCACCGTCGGCCAGGCGGCTGGTTTCGCAACTGGCCCAGTGGCTGCGCAGCCGCCCAAGCTCACCATCGCGGCCAGCAGCAGCGGCCGCGATGCGCGTTTGATAGTCCGCATTGATCTGTTCCTGTCGGTCATCGGCGGCATCGGCCGCCCGCTGTACTTCGTTCACCTGGTCACGGTCGACCGACCGGGCTACCTGTTCGCCACTGAGGGCTTCTTGGGTCGCAGCATTCGCCGCTATCGTCCCGGCAAGTTCCGCCCGATCACCCCGCCACGACCAGCCCGCTGCAAACGACAAGGTGCAGCACGCCAGCCAGGCGATCAGCAGGCCAGCAGTGAGGTAGGCCCGACTCATTGGCCCAGCTCGGCAATGCACTTGGCGTGCCGCTCCTGCTGCCGATCCCACACGCCCCAACACACCTTGTTCGGCTGGCCATTGACCAACGTCGAACAGTCATAGCCGCCTGCCCGCTTCCACTGCAGCAGGCCATCGCACGCTGCGCGGTAGTTGCCCACCAGCAGCTGGCGGCGCATGGACGACCCCTGCCAGTTGGCGGTGCCGTATTGGTAGGTGAAGTCCAGATACAGGTCGTATTCGCCCTGCGTCAGGGTCACACCAGGCAGGGAAGCCCGAAAGCGCTTCTCTTCGCCGGCGATGTGAGCCTGGGCAGTGTGAAGCGCCCGTGCCGGTGTCGTGCGGTCGCCGAGACGCACCGGCGTGCCATCCGCGTGGAAGGTCGAACCGAACCCGACGGTCGGCCGATCATTCCTCGTCGGGATGACTGCCGTATCCGTGTAGCCCTCGCGGGAGACGATGGTGATGAGGCCGGCGGCGCTCAGCACAATCCCCGCGACAACCGTTCGAATTGGAAAGCCCGACGGCCGGTTCATGCCTTCGCTGCCTTCGACTGCCGCCACTCGCGGACCCAGCGCCAAGCCAAGTGGGTGATCTGTCCGACCAGGTACACGACGGTCAGGATGACGACAAGGCGGTCGAGGTTGACGCCGCCTGCCAGCGCGCCCGCAACCGCAACCGGCGGCGTGACTTTGGCCGCAGCACCCGCGGCAGTACTGATGATTTCGTCCCGCATGGTTGCCCCGTGAATTGTCCGGTTCGGCATACGCCCCTCCCGGTGTTGGTCAATAGGTGCCCGCCTCGCTGCCGGCTTGGCGCGAGGGTTAATCCGGTCTGGATGGCGGGCAAAGAAAAAGCCCCGGCCGTGGCCGGGGCTTTGATCGCTGCGATGCTAGTGAATCTACCCGTTAAACTGCGGGATCAACAATCCCGCACGGTTCGGTTAGGGCTGGTAGAGGTTCCGCCATGCCTCCATCTGATCCCCGCGATGCGTACGGAACTGGGACTTCATCTCGTTGAGCAGCTGGTCCAGATTGCCATGGGACATGTAGCTCAGATACATCGCCGTGTAGCCCTCGTTGTAATCGCCAGCGGTGACGCCAGTCGCGCCGCGGCTGATCTGCCAATGCAGGAGCTGGTAGAGACCAGCCAGCATTTCACTGTGCAAGTACCACTCCGCCGTTTCATCGCGCGAAGTTGGGTTATAAGGCCGCTTGTCCAGATAGTGACCAAGCTCATGAATAAGCGTCGTAGCAGCATACTGCGCATCCTCAAAGTTGGCCTCAGCATCGTCAAGAATGGACTTTCGAATTCGAATGGTCTTGGTGTTGACATCGTATTCCGCCTGGCGAGCCAGGCCGTCGACGACACTGATTTTGCCGCCGTCCTTGAAGAACTCGGATACCTGCTTGGTCAGCGCGTGGTCGCTCACGACGAGGTTCTGAACGGACAGAGGGAGTTTCAGGAACTCCGTGTTCGTTACGAGATGCCAGTATGCATCATCATATTCTTGATCCACTGCACCGGGGTCGTCCTCGATCGGTCCTTCGTGATCTTCAAGGCTACCGCTGAAGTCTTTTGCGTTGGTCATCCCCAGGGCGCTGCCCCAGAATCCCGACGATGTGGAGCCTTCACCTTTAGGGGGGTGGACGTTTACGGCGGGAAGGTTGGTCGTGCTGGTCATTTGGCAGTTCTCCAGTTGACCACACCGCCTTAATCAGCGGCGCGGCATGCACTCATCGCGAAAAGTGCTGATTGGTTGACGCCCTCTTTACGAGGTCGTTTCGCGATACTGGAGACGCTATCGATGGCGTCGCGGGAGCCTCAATCCCGCGAATAATTACTAAGCAGCGCAGTGCCCCAATGCCGCTTGAAGCCTCTTCGCCGCATCGGATTCCGCCACTTCCATTCGCTCGTAGATCCACTCGTAAACTGGTCGCCAGGTGGAACGGTAGGTCGATTCATCGCGCCCAATTGCTGCCGCCCTTCGCCTGTCGCTCTTGCCAGCAATTCCTGCACCGTCGCACTCTGGACAGATCAGCACTGCTTGCGCCAATTCGCGCTTACCCGCCCCTTGGCATCCTCTGCAGATCGGTCGCTCAGCGATTTCTGCTATCGCCGCACCTGCAAGCGTAGCTAGTGAATCCAACGTACTGTTTGGCCAACAGCCTGCCTTCACCGCTTCCAACTCTCGCGCTGCATGCTGCTTTGCTTGCCGCTGCTGATGTGTGACATGGCCGGCCCATCCCATACAGATTTCTGCCAAGCCCAGGTTGATGCGGGCCTCGCTTAATGCTTGCTGCTGCCTCCGGAACTCCGGCTCAACCAACGCGATCACCGCGTCACGGAGTTTGTGGCTTCTTCTCGCTGCTGCATCAGGCCACCAACACGCCTCGAGCAGCTCCCTGCCTAGACCTTGCGGAACCATCCCTAGGGCCGCAGCGATATCCTGATTGGTCAAATCAGGCTTACCGCCTCGGCCCGTGTCGAAGTTAACTGTTGTCGGCCCCATCCGGCTGGACAGCAGCTCACGTACGTTTCCCATGCCCATACCCCTTGTGCGTTCGTCGATTGATTTCTCGGCGCAGCGCGCGTGCCCGCCGCAGTGCCTGCTCTGCCTCGCAGCGGCTGGCGGGGGTTGTCCACGCCCTCGTCCATCGCATAGCGGCTATGTCTTGCTGGATGCTGCCCAGCAGCACCAGCGCCTTGTCGTCGTAGCGGGTCAGGTCCATCCGTCCAGCTTGCAGCCATCGCGTCGCACCGACCGCGACCGTTTCCCCTATGCAGCCTGCTCCCAGCATGCGGGCAGACGCTCCACCTTCCCGCCCCTGGCTTCGAACTGCTCCAAGGTCTCCACGGGAGGCATAGCCTTCACCTTGGCAGGCACCGGTGTGTTCGCCGCCTGCATCTCCACCCGGGCAGCGCGGGAACGCTTCGGGGCGGCAGGTGCGCGCTGGCGCGGCGGCCGCGGCGGCCTGACCCGCCGCGCATCCCTCTCGCGCTGGCGCTGCTTACGCTCAGCATCGGTGAGCACCACCCGCGGCATGCCCTGCCCCGTCAGTTGGTACACGGGCCCGATCTTCGTTTCTGTACGAGCCAGGAACCCTGCGGCGACGCAGTAACGAACCGCGTCGCGCACAGCCGAGCGTTGGTCGGTTGTCTCGGCGCCGCAGCCCTCGGAGATCGCCAGCGACGTCCAGGGCGCGTCGATCGCGTTCTCGGTCAGCCAGGCGCGGACCGTGACCGGGGTCGGATTGGTTTTGGTGGTCATGCTGCCTGCCTCTGTTCGTTGATGAAGGTCTGCTGGGCTATCAGCTCGTCGTCCGAACCGAATGCCTCATGGAATTTCTTGGACCAGTGCAGGGGCGGCCCCCATCGATCCACCATCTGCTGTTGAGTCATGTGCTCGTGCCGGTATCGCTGGTGGTGCCACTGACACAGGGCGTACCCGAAGAAGTGGCCGCGCCGCCTATCCCCAGACTTGGCGTGGTTGTATTCGCAGCCGTAGACCACATGGCGCTGAGCCATCAGGCCCTCCGAGAACCGGACCAGACAGGCCATGCAGGGGCCCGTCTTCGCCAGTTCGATGCGGGCGGCCTCGGCCTTTGTCGGCGGTGGAGCGCTGGACCACATCAGCGCGCACTTCCGGTCGAACGGGTGCGGCGGCGCGGCGGTCGGGCAAGTTGCCGCGCCTCTGCCTCAAGGCGCTTCGCCTCGGCCAGGTAGTAGTCGTGCCGCGATTGGCGCTCGCTGGCGGTGAACTGCACGTCCCGCAGCGCTGTCTCGGCAGCGGCCCGGTACGCCTTTGCCAGCTTCCTGAGCGCAGGGCCCTGCAGGCGTGGGTCGTGGTGGAAAATGTCCAGTTGGTTGTTGTCCGAGCGCATCAGGCGGCCAACCCTTCCCCATCGAACCCCAGGTCCGCCGCAGCGCGCGCCATGGCTGCTCGCGCGGCATCGCGGTCACGCACCGGGTTGACGACGGGGTGAACCGGCGGCAGCGCGAGGGCGGGCTCGGGGACCGGCTTGCCGTCGACCACATGCCGCACGGCGCGCTCGTAGGCGTCCTGCAGCATCCTGCTCTGCTGATAGCCATCCTCGGCGCTGGCGAAGTGGTGCAGGTCCAGGAACGACCGCACCAGCACCGTAAATCCGCACTGCGCACGGCCCGGCCGCACTTCCTGCTGCACCTGGGCGAGCGCCGGAACGTCAAAGCACATGGCCCGGAAGCGTGGCGGGTTCGGCGGCCATTCCAGGGCGTCCCGCATGCAGGCCGACAGGCCGGCGGCCAGCTTCTTCGGGCTCAGGCCGCTGATGCACTGCAGCCAAACTTCGCCGGCCGTCGTCAGCGCCCCGGATTGCGCAACCGGCGCTGCGCCGTTCGCTCGGGCCCACTTCGCCGGGAACATGGCCGCCATGCGCTCCCACAAGGTCCACAGCGCAGACATGGCCCGTGCGTCGGACTCACCGGACGACGCTGAATTCGCCGTCAACAATTCCTGCGTCGCCAGCGTGGCCACCGCCTCCCTGCTCTCGCTCGTACTGCTGGCGGAGCTGGGTGACGTGGTCGGCAGAACCTGGGTGAACGATTGCATGGTTGGCTCCAGCGTTGCGGTGGTTGGTCGGGGTGTCGCGGGCAAGCCAGGCGGCTTCAAAGCCCTGCCAGTTGCGGTTGCAGCACTTCGTTAGGCAGTCATCGACGGAGAAGCCCATCTGCGCGGCGAGGTGTAGTTCGGTGCCGAAGCTGGCCAGCACGGTCGGCGTGACCGGAGCGCGGCGCTGGCGGCGCAGGTGCAGCCAGTCGCCAAGTACCTGCGGAGACGGCGGGCTCGGCCAGGAAGAGAAATCCAGTTCCGCCGGTTGGGCGGCAGGCGCGCTCGCGCGCTTCTTCCTGCTCTTAGGTTCTATTCCTGGTTGTATTCCTGGTTCATGTGCACGTCGTTCACTACCCTGGTGAACGTCGTTCACTACCTCTGGAACGTCATTCACTACCCCTGGTGAACCTGATTCACTAGGGTGGTGAACGTCGTTCACCACCAAATACGGGTCATGGTCCGGAGCCTTCGGCTTCGCTTGCACGCCAAAATGGAAGTTCAACAGATACTGGTTGGGCAACTTGACGTTGCCGTTTGCCCGCGCCAGGACGGTGATGTAACCGGCATCGGCCAGCCGCCCAATCTGGTCAATCACGGAGCGGCGGGTAAGCCCGCAGTCGTCCGCCAGCGTGTCGTGGCTGGGGCGGCATTGCCCGGTGTCCTTGTTGTGGCGCTCGGCCAGCATCAACAGCACGAGCTTCTGCGTGCTGGTGACCCGCTGCCGGGCAGCCCATGCGAATGCTTCAAAACTCATGTCAGAGCCCCAGTGCCAGGTTCTCGCCCGGGGCCACCGGCCACCAAGTGCACGCGCTGACGCGGCTGATCTCGCATGTCTTCTTCGGACCACGCCACACACGGCAACGCTCCAACAGCTCAGGCAGACGCCGTCCGAGCATGTGCCGGTCAAGGCCGGTTGCCTTTGCCAGCTCCATGCTTGTCATGCCCGGATGTGCCTTTACGGCGTCGGCGGCGCGGTCCTGCTGGGCGGTCTGCAGGCCGGTGGATACCACGTGCGCGGCGGCCTCGTGGCTGGTGCTGATATCGGTCGAGCGCGCGAGACGGCTGCTCATCGGTACTACCTCGTTGATTCATCGGGCCGCTTGAGGGCCTGAAAAGGGACAACATCGCCATTGCTTCGGGAGAGCCGGTAGCGCCGCCCCAATTCGGCGCGTGCCAGATCGGTTGCGGCCTGGTCAACGGTCATCCCTGCGTGGGCCGCGTACTGCTCAAGGCGTTTTCGCTCGTCGCGCGACAGCAGTATTTCCATAGGCCCTCCATCGGGACTCTTCTGGCCCTTCAGGCGGCGTCTGCATCAGAGCTACGCTGTTCCAACGACGCGAGGCCAGCCAGCACCAGGTCGCGCACGAAGACAGCCGGCTGGCGGCCGTTGAAGTTCGCCAATGCCTCAATCACAGCTTTTTCGGAGTCGTTGAACCGGACCTTGATCGGGTTATCACGAATGTTCGAAGGGTCTGCGTACATGTCCGTATGAATGCCTCAGGAGGAATGGGTGAAACAACGCAATGCAGCGCGCGGCGCGTCAGGCCGCGTCAACAGAAACGATTCGGTCGATATCCGTGTCTTCTGGCGCGGTGGCGGCTTCTGGTTGCGGTTGAATGCCGAGCAGTTGCACCACCTGCGGGAGGGCTGGGACGCCCTGCTCTTCCGGCCAGGCCTGGACCTGGCCAACGGGAAGCTTCAGCACCTTGGCCAGGTGTCCGTCATTGCCCAGCCCCAACTTCTCTCGCAGCGCGCGCTTGGTGATCTGCGCCTGTGCGATCGATGTGACCGGCGAGATGCTGCCGTCGGTCGCCGGGCCGAACACGGCCGGGCACAGTTCGTGCCGGGAAACGCCGGTGATCGCCTCAATCTTGATCACGTGGCCTGGCGGCACACGTCGGCGCTTGCGCCAGTTGCTCACTGTGTTCTGTCCTACGCCCAAGGAAATGGCGAGGGAAGTGACCCCGCCGGCGGCTTTCACAGCTTTGTCGAGTGCGTCCATGCCCAGTAGCATCACATATCGTGATCCTGTGTGCAACACGTTTTGTGTTGGCACAACATCACAGACCGTGAAGAATTGCGGCATGGCCTTTTCTGACAACCTCCGCGCCGCCCGTCTCCGCAGTGGGATGACCCAAGAAGCCTTGGCACTTGCCTGTGGCTGGTCGGGCCAAAGCCGCATCGCGAATTACGAGTCGTCAGCACCTAGCGCGCGCGAACCCAAGGTGTCCGAGGTTCCGCTCCTGGCCAAGGCGTTGGGCGTATCAGTCGCCTCGCTCTTCGGTGAAGCGCAGGTGTCTCAATCCGCGCGACCCGATCCTGCCATCCTCGCCAGCACGTACCGCTTCTTAGTCGATGCGTTCGCAACGTTGGGCAAGGCCGTCGAATTTGAAACCGAGGCCGACCTGTTCGCAGACGTGTACGAGTGGATTGCGGCGGACGACCGCCCGGCCGATCAACGGAACCTGGTGGATTTTGCGAAGTGGCGCGATAAGCGTGATCAGGAAAGGGGCAAAGGAATAGATGAGCAAAACGGAAGCGCTGCTCCACAAGTTGGTAGAGCGAATCAACGCAGCGCCTAAGGCGCGTCTTCCACTTAAGTCTGTATCGGAGCTGGCAACGCCCGGCTTTGATTCAGTGGTCCGTGAGAGCCACATCCGGATGATCCGGTCGCTGGCGCGAACGTATAGGCAGTTCGGCATGCAGCTGCTTGTCGACCAAGCCACGCTGGGTAAAGCCGGCATCGACGACCTGACCGATGACGAATTGATCGCCCTCCACCGCGATCTGGATCGAGCCCGCGAGTGCATCCGGGACGACGTGTCCTTCGAGGAAGCGGGAATCCTCCGCAACTCCTTCGACCAGCGATAAGCCTAATCTGGGCGATTTCCTGAACGGAATTCGCCCAGTTCATAAAACGCGCGCCGTAACATCACATATCGTGTTGACTTAAGGATCACGTTTTGTGATTCTACTTCCGTCGCCCCAGTAACAGCCCATCCGGGCCGGGGCACGGAGACTTCCATGGCCTGCTTCATCGTCAGCGCGCGCGCCCACCCAGTCGTGGAAGCACGCCCCAGTACCGCCACCGTCGTCATCAAAGCCGGTGACGTCACCATCAGCCTCTCCCCCGATGAGGCCACCCAGCTCTGCAAGGACCTGGCACACGCCGCCATGGCGCTGAGCCGCACCGCCCGCGCGCGCCGCGGCATGGTCCCCGCCGGTGGCATCGAGATCGCCCGCGGCAACACCGATCTGGTCGAGGTGGCCGCATGAGCGCCCCCAAGCACACCCCGGCACCTTGGGAAGTCAGCCATGGCGGACACGGCAGCCCTTCTGGCTTCGTGATCGACGAGTACTACGTGCTGAGCCGCAGTGCGGCAGATGACGTTGCGATCGCCGCAGAGATCGTTGATCCCGCTACCGGCATGCCCAGCGAGGCAAACGCCCGGCTGATTGCCGCTGCTCCCGATCTGTTTGCCATCGTTGCCACCTTCGACGGGTACATGGAGCTTGCAGGCGAGGAACCGGAGCAGGACAGCAACAACCCGATCCGTGCTCTTCGCTGGAAGGCGCAGCAGGCGCTCGCCAAAGCCACGGGCGGTGCCGCATGAGCCAGGTCATCGCCTTCCCCGTGCGCGACACCATGTCCCGCTACCGCCTCGAAAGCGTGCGCCGGATGGCCGCCCGCGCCGGCGCCGACGTGCGCAAGGTCGCCCGGG